TGGCAACGAGGTAGAGGGCCCTCTACCTCGTTGCCAAACGGTAGCCCATAGTAATATTCCATGGCCTTTTCGCGCTGAGAAGATATGGTATCACCCATATAGCCCAGAGAGTCGGTAATTTCATCCCGTATCCTTCCTACCAGTTCTTCTTCTGTAATTTTTTCAGCCATTAAACAATTCCATAATTTTTGTATTCAAGGTCTTGTGTCCATTCTGGATCGTGTCCAGGCACAGCAAACCTGAGCGTTAGTGCGGCGTATCGTGTAGCCGCCATTAGGTCGTCGCGAATGGGAACGATCTTCCCCTCTTTGCGGTGGTACATCCTAAATTCCTCCCACCAATCCCCCAGTGTTGCAAACACCTTGAACCGGTCGGACTCCATTCTTTGCAGCAACGCCATAATACCCTCCTCAACAGAGTTGCCACCTTTCTTCTGACCAAGCGCGGGAGGGTTCTCAAAATGAAACGGTAGAAAATTACACCCTAGGCTACGATACTGCTCAGCCAGCCCGGGGTTGCCCATGCTGTCCCTGCGGTTGCCATCATGTGGCCACGAAATAGGGATGTATTGGGGGCGTGTTTTAATTGCCGCAGCATGTACAGCTGGTGACGCTTTGGACTGCCTGTAGCAGTCATACACGTACACCACGTCCTCATCTTTGTCCCAAGCCATCCATACGCAGGCTGTGGGGTGGTCAAATCCAAAGTCAATCCCGCAGATACGGGGCCAATGGTCCTCAAGCGCAACGGGATCTGTTATCAGCTTTTCCTCCATCACCGGAAAAACCAGACCACTGCCGATCGATGGGCGCCCGTAGCGACGCATCTCGCGCTCGTGCGGGCTGTAGCTGCTCAGTATCTGCTCCATAATGGATTCATGCAGATGACCGCGCTGGCCACGCATAGACATTACGGATTGTGAAGCATCGTCCCAGGTGGCGTTCACCAGAGCCTGACCGGGCTTTATGCTGTTAATAAACGAGGCTACGGTTTCAGTCATCCCCCGCTCTGGGGTAAACGTCATGTAAACCATGCCACGGCGATCGAGGGTTCGAGTAACAGCCTGAGAGTATATGTCCCTGCTTGGCTCCTCGTCCAGCCACACGCAATCAACACTGCGGCCCTGCCACTTTTCCACACCCATCTCGTAGGCTTTAAAGAATAAAGAAGAGTTCCCGCCGCTAACGTGCCTGATTAGGGCGACCGATTTGGCGTTAGGAACACCGGGCTTGCGTTCGGTTTTTATTATTAGATTTTTTGGTATAGCACCAGAACCAAAGGCGTCCGGGTCGTCGGGGGAACCCAATAACTCATGTTGTACAATATCACGGGTGGTTTCGTTAGAAACCCCTCCTGCCCACGCAACTATAGGCTGCCTGTATCTACGCCCATTCCACCAATCTGGGTACAACCCAGTAACATGGTAGGACATCTCCGCTGCGCCGCAGTAGGATTTTCCAATTCTGTTTGCCGCCATCAGCAACCGCTGGTTGGCGTCTACACCTGTTTCGTGAAACCTTTTCTGGTACGGGTAAGGATCGTAGAAATCGAGCTTGTTATATCGCTCGCGTTGACGTAGTTCTCTAGCGACCTCTACCGCTTGCTCTAGTTCGCTTCGCGTGGCCAATGGCCGCCGCTTGACGCTCGGCACCGGCTCTACTTGCATAGCATTTTCCTTTTGTCCCCCATTTGTATCCTTTCTTTCCCGTGGGTAGTGTGCATCTTTTTATAGGCATCAGTTCACCATGTCAGGTACCACGGTAGGGGTGGATGTACCCATTAGAGCTTCTAGCTCCCTCTGTAGCTCATCGGTGGAGGCTTGCTCTACGTGGGATATCTCCTGCTGTATTTTTTCTGTTGGTTTCAGCCCAGCCCTGTCCAGCACATCTTTAACAGCTCCCAGACGCACTGATTCGCTCTCAGCGCTCTGCGCTAGGCTCTGCAACTGTGCTATAGCTCCGGGTACGCAATCCTGCAACATGCGCTTCTGACGCTGCTCGATCTCTCCTGCGAACTTGTTTTTAAGCTCGTAGCCCCGCTGTTTAGGCGAGGAGTAACCAGCGGTAGCCGCAGCTTTGGCTGCACTACCGGTTAGGCAATACTGTTCGATGAAGGTTTCTTGCATTTCTGTTCGCATTAATATGGCCCTAATAGTCCCTGTTGGGGTTCACGTTTTCTGTCTGCCGCCTCTAGACCTTTAGCTGTCTGTATCGCCACCTGTGGGGCAGAGGTTCGGCCTACGTGCCCCGCTATCTGTTGTGTGGTTGGTCCCTTATGCAGGGCGGCTGCCCTCTGTATGTCTTGATAAGCCATCCCTGCCTGCGGCTCTCCTCTGGACAACCCCTCCCCAAGATCCCAAGCGTCTTTATGGCTAAGGCCTTTAAGGTTGTGCTTCGCTAAAATATCGTCACTAAAAGACATGCGTTGAGGGGTAATCGAGATGAACTGGTTTTTCATACCGCCTTCAGTAACTTTATTTAACCATCCTTTTCCTGCACCTAGAGCCAACTGATCCATTCCTATCTGGAACATACGACCGGTTTCAGGGTTTAGAACCGTGCGTACTCGCACATGGCCTAGCAGCTGATCACCCGTAAGACCCTCAAAACCCCAACTAATAAGCCCATCTTTGCCCGCGCTGCGAAATCCACGATCATTAAGCTGTCTAAAATCATTTCCAATCCCAGGCGGTCTGTTTAGAAAGACGGGTCTGTGTTTGAGAGATGTTTTTATAGATCCGTTTTTGTTATATTGCAACTTGAAAACTTTGATTGTTTCCCCATTCAGGTTCACTGTCTCACTTTCACGATAGCGTTTTTTACTAGCTACGGTCTTACCCTCAGTAGCTTCTCGCCACCCCATAGCGCGTAAATCAAGCTCTTTCTGGAATTTTGCTTTCTTGGCCAGATTCAACTCATCAATTTCGTTAAGGAAATCCTGAGCAGTAAACCTTCTGTCTGGAATCTGCCCCTTGCTGCGTTTTGTCATCAGGGAGTCCCACGCTGCTTGCATTGAGTATAGAGGCTGATCCGCTATCTTTGCCCTATATGGCGTTCCGGCCTTGTCACTCCTCGTAGCTGTTGTTGTTTTGATCGGCGGCCAATCAGGGTTAATCAAATGATCGTTCTTCAGCAAGGGCTTCTGCCTGGAGGCTTTTAAGGACGTGGTCATCATTTTGCCTGTACTTTCCAGACTCTCTACCTTGTGCGCTAAGTTGAGCGGTAGCCCGCGCTCTAACGCATTAAACTCACGCACAATATGCGGGGTTATGTGACCGGCAACCTCATCCGTAATCTGCATCCCAGTAAGCTCTGATAGCGTCTGGGGGTTGTCAAGAAGCTGCTGACCGGTGACCTGGATCTCCCGTGGGAATATTCCCTTGCCGGCCTGTGCCAGATCCGGTGGAATCTCCAGCCCGTACTGACGGCGCATACTAAGCTCCTTTGCGACCTCGTTAACGTAACTGCGTTTTAGCTTGGGTATATCAGCGCCGGGAACAGGATTGTCTATCTTACTCTGTATGCTACGCATTGCGCTGGTGGTGGCTGAGCTAAACCCACGGGCAGCATCATAAGCGGCTTGTGGGCCCACGGTGCTAAGCGTTTTCCGGGCCACCATCTCTGCTGGCATACGGACATAATGCTGGGCACGCCCCATGGGGTTACCACTGTACCAGCCCTGTCGCAGCAATTTTGCTTCTGTCGAGAGTGGGGCTATTACCCCCTTTTTGATGGCGGTGGCTATAGGCTTCGTAAGTCCCGTTCCAAGGGATGAGATCCAGTATGCTGCCTCGCCAACCCCAGGGCTACCTGTCATACCCTCAACACCTCGCCCAAATTCTGCGAATGGCCAGTCAATAAGGCCCACTAAGTCTCCAAGAGCGGCGGACGATGCTGCTCCAGACTGGGTTTTAGTTTTCGGCCGATACTGCCAGCGATTCATAGCTTTGTCGAACTGCTCAGCACCCTGCTCACGGTTCCAGAAGGGCATACCCTCAACACCCTCTCCCTTCTTTGTCCAGGGGGTCATTGACGGGGCAAGCCATTCGGGCCTGTCAGACCAATCCAGAGCAGCTGCACCAGCTTCTGGGGCGGCCATAAGCACGCTACCAAGGGCTGACGGGAGGAATCCAAGGGCCTCGTGCGTGCCCCCAGCTACATCTAGTAGTCCCTTTTTCCAGTCTTCCCAAGTAGCCATATTAGTGTATTCTTATGTTGGTTGAAATTGCCCACCGCTGTATGGGTAGGATATATAAAAAATAGAGAAAACAAAAAGGGGGCCGGGGGCCTCTTCAGATCTGATCTTGACTACTTTTTTTTTGCCGATCGGTGGGGTTTCCTACTTTACATATTACTAGTTATGCGAACCATGCCAAGATTGTGGGAATTCCAGGATTTTGCGGCCGGCTGAACTGGTTTGCTGGCCGTGTGTGTGCGCGGCCCGCACATTGTTTCGCGCTCTCTTCTCTGCTCTTCTCTCTCTTCTCTCTGCTGCTCTGCTGTTCTGCTGTTCTGTTCTGCTCTCTTCTCTTCTCTGCTGCTCAGCTGCTCAGCTGCTCAGCTGCTAGAGAGTAGTCGGGCAAAACCGGTTGCAGTCTAGCTGCCCATCGTTTATATTCGGTCTGTCACTAATCAATCGAGACACTACTATGATAGAAGCGATAATCGGATGGTCCGTATTCGGACTACTAGTAGCTGCCGCATTAGTGCCGGTACTCTATTTACTGGCAGCGGTAGCTATATCTATAGTATCACTAGGTAACATGGGAGAGTCAGATGACGACTAACGCACATTACACCGCACGGTCTAGCAATAACAAGACCGGGCCGGTAGCTGGCACTACTATATCCAGCGATAGCTGCCCGGATAGCTGTGCACTAAAATATATAGTTGACGCTGCCGGCAATCGTAAACCGGGCCCATGCTATGCTAAACATGGTCCCATCAGCTGGCACTGGAAAAAGGTAGATAGTGGCGCTCGTGGCGATAGCTACCGTGACACGCTGGATAATCTACGCAAGCTACCACGTAGTCGCGTAATACGGCATAAATTCGCTGGAGATGACCCGCACGACGACGGCGCCGTGATCGAGTCGGACTATCTATATAAAGTAGAATGTACCGGCCGAAACCCGCATATCGACTACACCCATCACGAGCCCACGCCGCATAACATCGCGATATGGGAAAAAGGTAGAGCCCGTGGTTTTGTTCAGAATCTGAGCGCCGATAACATCACCGACGCCGATACTAAATACGATACCGGCTTTCCTGTAACCGTAGTGCTACCCATCGACGCACCTAAAGTGTCCTACACGCCGCACGGCCGCAAAATAGTAGCCTGCCCGGCAGAGTCTGCCAATATTCAGTGTGTAGACTGTAAATTATGTGCTAGTGAGCGACCCTATATTATCGGGTTTAGGGCTCACGGCACTATGAAAAAATCATTATCGGAGAGTCTGACATGAAAAGAGATATCGTAATTTCACTATTCGACAAAACCGGCGAATCACTGAAGCCGTGGCGTGACGCGGGCTATTACTGCGTCACATTCGACAACCAGCATCCAGTGTTTGACGGACAGTACCATCTGTCCGACGGTATCTGGAAAATCAATTTAGACCTATTAGATATAGAGCCGGCTAACATACTGCTGGAAATTGAGCGCGTTATAAATGGGCGCTCTGATGATCTGGATTCACTACGCGGTATAGCTGAGCGTGTCGCGTTTATTTCCTGCTACCCGCCATGCGATTCGCTAGCTGTCAGTGGCGCTCGCTGGTTTAAGGGTAAGGGTTTACGCTCACTAGCTGATAGCGTTCACATGTTCGCTACAGCGGCAGATTTCTGCGAATTTTTCCAGACCGACGGAGAATACCCGCCCGTGCCGTACTATATAGAAAACCCGGTTAGCACTATTAGCACGTACTGGCGAAAACCAGACTACAGCTATCACCCGTGGCAGTACAGCGGGCTAGAGCCGGCAGACTGTTATACGAAAAAAACATGTTTGTGGACCGGCGGCGGCATGGTTATGCCGGCGGCAGACTGTGATCCAGATTGCCAACCCGACGACCGTATACATAAAGCGGCGCCCGGTCCAGACCGTAAGAATTTTCGCAGTGCCACGCCGGCCGGATTCGCTCGCGCTGTATTTCTAGCAAACACGCCCATCAGTGACCGGCTGCGCTACCGATTCAAATCAATCAAAACGGAGAGTCTGACATGAACAATATTGCCGGCAGTCTAGTTATCGACAATTACCACACCACATACCGTGGCCAGCGAGTACAAGTTAAAGTGCTGCTGCCACAATACGACCCAGAGCCGCCCGTGCGGCCAGTGTTCAAATTCATACACGGTCCAGTAACGCGGCACGGCTGCCGCCAGTCGTGCTACACTGTACAAATAGGCGCCCCAGCATAAGTAGGCGCTAGTAACGCACGAGAGCCCCGCTACGGCGGGGTTTTCTTTTGCTGGTGTACCTGTACGGACAAACGCCTAAACGTCACGCTGGGGCGATTCTAGCGCCTCCTGCAGCGTGTTCGCTGGGTGTTTGTCTCGTGGTGTTTTTTTCCTGTCACGATATGCCGCGGACTGGTTGAACGATCGGGCATGTTTCGCGACTAAATTTCGTTGCATTTTTCTCGCCCGCTGGTGCTTCTCACCCGACCGATCTGGCATGGTCGGAGACTTACGGCGATGGTCGGAGATCCTGGCCAATCTTCCCCCCTATATTGGTACAGAATTGGTACACTATTCTTGGAACTGTCATTTAGACGTATGTGCCCCTCTACGGGAGCTGGCTTGGTCCAATGCTGATCTTATCATCCCAGATTTACGGCTCTGCCAGGCCGGCCCCATGTTTGATGGGCACGTTATCGATGTTTACCACCCCGTCTTGAGGGCGTCAGCAATGCAGCACCTTGGCATCCGATGGATCGAGCGCTAACGATCATGATTGAGTTGTCGGATACAACTAACAACAAAGTATTCTCTTCTATAATAGTAATCTATTAGGCGCAAGCCATTGATTCTAAAGGCGTAAAAATAAAGTCAGAAAAAGGTAGACAGCGCCTGGCGCCATCGTTTATACTGGGCTCAGTCAACGGAGAAATGAAAATGAGAAACGGACACCAGCAACAGACGCAGTGGAGAAGGGAGCGAGCCCACAGCCGAGAAGCAAATTTCGGCAGCGGTCGAGCCGACGGGCTCTCTAAGATGTTCGGCAAGCTGGCCGATGAGTACGCAATCTACAAAGCGTGCGCCCCGGCGCCCCATAAATCTTTTGACGAGTGGCTGGAAAGCTAGGAGATGCACATGAGAGCTTGGAAATTATTTAACCTCAGGAAAGACGGGTCGATCGGGCCCCTCTTCATCAACCGCAGACAGCGAATTCCCGCCGGCCATTGGTTGCCGGCAGAATCCCACCCCACGAGGGGTTTCAAGTTGCGGCCGCAGTGGCACGCGACCAGCGCCCCGGTAGCGCCGCACCTATCTGAGAAAGGCAGGGTCTGGCGTGAAGTGGAGCTGCGCGGGGTGACGGAAATGATCCGCCCCAATTCCCAAGGCGGCAAGTGGTTTTTAGCCGACAATCTGATGGTAGTACCGGTCTAGGAGATAGCTATGAAAAACGAGTGTGGAAAAACCCGCCGTGTAGATGACCCATATGAAGTGTGGGAAAACGAAGAAACTGGCTGGACATGGCACGTACTCAAGAAGTATCAGCGCCCTGACAAGGAAGCTGCCAACCCCCACGCTCGCTGGTTTGTCGCAGCGAAATCGCCGTACACCTACGGTAGCTGGGAATATGGAGACACCTATGTGTCGGACGTTAAAACCTATGGGGTAAAGGTGTGGGAAAAGGAGTTATGAAACGACGCGGTCAGCGAGTCAAGCTGAAGCACACCGACACCGGCGACGTTGCCGAGATCGTAGTGGTGCTGGCCGACAGCAAGCAGGGCTACCTTGGTGGCTCGATAAAAGATGTATCCCCAATGGTGCTTCACTCCCTAGAGAAACAGGAGTGGAGCTGGTATCACCCATCTGAATGGAGAGAATTGAAATGATGATCACTAAGAAGTCTATGTTTTCGGGCACCGCCCACACGATGGAGCTGCCTGTTACGCAGGTGCAGCTGGACCGGTGGCAAGGTGGCGAGCTGATTCAGACGGTGTTCCCGTTTCTCAGCAGTTCGGAGCGTGAGTTCCTGATGACAGGGGTCACAGCTGCCGAGTGGGACCATGAGTTTGGTGGTGCTGGCTCGCTGTATGCTGGCGATGAGGGCCAACACTCTGCTGATGATGGCCCCAGATACGAGGACCATGAACCAAATCCATATAACGGAACTTATAGTGAGGAATAAACCATGAGCAAGAAAGCTACAAAAAAGTCCAAATCAACTTTGACGCCCCAAGATAGGGCGGATATTATCAAAGCTCTGAATAAAAGCCGGAGCCTAGCGAGTGACGTGCTAGAGTGTGGGTCAGCAATGGCCAACGATTGTCACGAGGTGGGTAATCTCCTGAGAAAACTGGGGGGCCAGCTGGGGCTTAAACAGGAAAATTGGTACAGTGATTTTGAGTGAGGTTGGGTATTGCAGCCGGGGTCCACAAACTGGGCCCTGGTTTTTTTATTTATTATCAAGGAGATACGTCAGGAAGATTATTAATATGGGACGACAAATAACAAGAATTCAGCGTGCATTGCGTAAGATGGAGGGGCTGCTAAAGCAAGCATCTGCGCAAAAAGTACGTGGCGGACAGGTGGAGGTGGAGCGGTTGCTCACGGCAGCCCTAAGCTATATTGAAACCATAAAAAAGTCAGGGAAAAACCATAAGCGTGAGGCTGATGAGGCTATCATAAAAGCTTTTTATATGTACCAGAAACTACAACGTCTGGCCGCCGAGCCAGACTTTTTTGTTGGTACTAATCACAACTCCCCCAATCGCGTGGTGTCGTCAAGCCACGGCCACAGAGAAGATCGTGCCCGGTACTCAGCTGTGCGCTGGGACGCAGCCGCTATGATGGCTGTGCCAAAGGACCATGCCGAGTGGAATCCCTACTGGCGCCCCCCCAAGGAGGTCGCGCCGTGTTATAATTATACTAAGGAAGAGCTGGACAAATTAGACCCAAACAGGAAAAGGAAATGCCAGAAATAACCACAGAAGAACTGCGTGAATACGAGGGTATTGGCGGGGTCCAGCGTCAGGTTGGAGCAGCCGCCGAGTGGACCGACGAGGTGCTGCAATACTGCATGAGCGGAGAAAACCTGAGCGGTATCAAGCTGCCGTGGCCGTGCCTCGACACCAAGTTCAGGTTGCAAGAGGGCAGCACCAGCCTCATGTGCGGTCAGTCAGGCAGCGGTAAGTCTATGCTGGCAGGTCAGTTCGCGCTACACGCTATGGAGCAGGGGTTCAAATCTCTGATTGTCTCGCTCGAAATGACGGTGCCGCACAGCCTCGCCCGCATGGTGACGCAATCTAGTTTAGTAGCCTCTCCTGACATGACTGAGGTGCTGGACTTTACGCGCTGGGCTAACGGCAAGCTATGGTTCTACCGGCAGCAGGGCAGCATCAATTTCAAGACACTGCTGGCTGTTGTGCGCTACACCGTGGCCAACTTGAAGGTGAAGTTTATAGTGGTGGACAGCCTCATGACTATGGGCGACATCCCATCGGATGATTATCAGGGCCAGAAGCGGCTGATGTTGGCGCTGTCGATCGCGGCTAGGGATCTAGGGGTGCATATCCTTTTGATCACCCATGCCCGTAAGGGGCTCAGTGTGGACGACAGGCTGGACAAATTCAGCGTGGCTGGTAGTGCAGATCTAACCAATTTGGCTTGCTCGGTTCTGCTGCTACAGAAAACACCGGCATCTCGTCGAGAGCGGGACGCTACGGCACCAGATGCCACGTTCGAGATAGCCAAAGCTCGACACTTTGACACAGCAGAAACGACGCTGGACCTGTGGTTTGACTCGGCCAGCATGAACTATCAAACTAAATGGGACAGCCCCAGGATTGTAGGGGAAAAGGATGAAAACACAGTCAGCGAAAGCGAAGGGACGTCGGTTGCAACAGTGGGTGAGATCACTATTGTTGGGGGAACTGCCAGTAAAGCCAGCGGACGTAGAGTCAAGGTCAATGGGGGCGGCGGGAGAGGATCTGATGCTGTCGCCAGCGGCTAGACGACTGTTCCCGTACAGTATAGAATGTAAAAACACCGAGTCGCTCAACGTGTGGGCAGCTTGGAAACAGGCGTGTGCTAACGCTGGTGAACATGAACCGTTGCTGATCATCAAGCGCAACAGGGCTCAGCCACTAGCGGTAGTAGATGCAAAACACTTTGTTAAACTTTCAACAGGAGAAAAAGATGAGAAGCATGATGTTACGTCGTGATCCGTGGTCTATATTTGAGGAGCTGTTACAGCCCATGAAGTACGGATCTCGGATGTATGAGAATGATGTGGGTACTAAAGACAGCCCGTCCATCATAGTCCGCAGCCACATGGTCGAGCGCAAGTACAAAGCATGGCGCGACCCTGATGGCAGCTACCACGAGGAACTGGTAGAGGGTGATGATGTTGCGGAGTTGCCTGATAACTATGGAGGTACCGAGTGAAACGGATAGAGATTGCTCTGAAACGTCCGTTCCCCGTCGCCAAGCTGAAATGGCGGCGGGGGCAGGGCGGTAGCGGGGAGCTGGTGTACATCACAGCGCGTGATGTTATGGACCGTCTGGATGAGGTGTTTGGTCCGGGCGGGTGGCAAAGCAAGTTCGAGTGGATTGGTGAGCGTATGGTCTGCTACCTGTCGTGCCGTGTGGACGGCGAGTGGGTGACCAAAGCAGACGGAGCTGATGACACCAATATAGAAGCCGCTAAAGGCGGGATCTCAGACTCCCTGAAAAGAGCTGCCGTCAACTGGGGGATAGGTCGATACCTGTACCACCCAGCTGCGTTCAACTCTGCAAAGGTGCCGGCCAAGTGGGCCACACCAGAGGGGTACGATGAGATAATGGCTGCCCGTGAGGGCAAAGAGATAGAACAATGGCGGGCTGATCTAGGTCCGGTAACATAAGGAGAACAACATGGAACACGGCGGTTTAAAAACAGCATTTAGCGAGACAATATTTAGGCGGAAGTATGCTCAGAACACATTAGAAACGTGGGATGATCGCGCCTCGATCATTGTTGACTACATCTGTGGCACCCGCGGCGGCACCGAGACTCCTTTGCTGTCGCGTGAGGATCTTGACGGGTTGCGTCAAGCTATCTCTGGCTGCGTGATCATGCCGGGTGGCCGGCAGATCTACTATGCCGGTCGAGATCCTAGCACAGCTTTTCTGAACAACTGCTACCTGCTGCGTGCCGAGCATGACACGCGAGAGGAATGGGCAGACCTAGTGTGGCGAGCTGTTAGCTGCACTATGACAGGGGGTGGCATTGGTATGGACGTATCTGCGATACGCCCGTCCGGCCGGACGTTGTCCCGCACTGGCGGTATCTCGTCTGGTCCGCTGCCTCTGTTAGAAATGCTGAACGATTGTGGTCGTCATGTTATGCAGGGTGGCACGCGCCGCACCGCAGAGTATGGCAGCCTCAACTGGCAGCACGAGGATGTGTGGTCCTTTCTAAGGGCCAAGAACTGGCACGATATGCCTATCGCTGGTGCGTTTAACGAAGATGGCACACCGTTTACGGTGGCTGACGCTAAGCGTGCTGACTTTAACTATCGTGCCCCTCTGGATATGATGAACATATCCATTAACTATGACGATGCTTTCCTGCAACACAAGGGTATGCCGGATCTGTTCGTGGAGAACTGCCGGCAAGCCATGCGTACAGGGGAGCCAGGATTCAGTTTTAACTTTGGAGAAAAGAGTAATGAAACATTGCGTAACGCTTGTACTGAGATTACGAGCGAGGATGATAGTGACATATGCTGTCTTGGTAGTGTTAACATGGCGAACATACAGACGATTGATGAGTTCAAGGCTGCCGTCCGCCTTGCGTCAAAGATGCTGGTCTGTACTACGATTCGGGCGACGGTACCATACGGCAAAGTTCGTGAAGTACGAGCGCAAAACCGTAGACTCGGTCTAGGGCTTATGGGTGTCCACGAATGGCTGTTGCAGCGTGGACACAAATATGAAATGAATGATGAGCTGAGGCAATGGCTCAAGGTATACAAGGATGAATCAGAAAGATCAGCTAATGTACACTGCGATAGACTTTTTCTCAGTCGTCCAAAAGGATATAGAGCAATCGCCCCTACAGGCACGATTTCGATCCTTGCCGGGACAACAAGTGGGATTGAGCCTGTCTACTCTGTCGCATACCGCAGAAGGTATCTTGGGGACGGCGCCAGATGGAAGCATCAGTTTGTCGTTGACGGTACAGCCCAAGCCCTCATCGAGGGCGGGATCAGTCCAGACGATATTGAGTCAGCCGTAGATCTAGCGGCGGACCCTGAGCGCAGGATAAAGATGCAGTTCGACATGCAAAAGTACGTTGATCACGCTATCAGCAGCACGATTAACTTACCCGAGTGGGGCAGTGAGCTAAACAATGAGTCTAAAGTAGAGGAGTTTGCAAAGATGGTACACAAGTACGCGCATGGGTTGCGTGGCCTGACATTTTATCCGTCAGGCGCTAGGGGTGGCCAGCCGTTGACGCCTGTGCCCTACGAGGAGGCGCACGCTAAGCGTGGGGTGGTATATGAGGACAACAGTGAGTCACAATGTTTGAGTGGGGTATGTGGGATATGAAAAATTTTAATCTTATTAAAGTTCATTCACTTGATTCTGGTTATGTTCGATCTCATTGCTTAGTAGTAAGTATATACGATCATGCTACTATGCGTGTAGAGTCAATTGATGAGGATGGTTTTAAGTGGTTCGATTGTGGTCGTACGATAGGTTTAGTTGCTCCATACGAAGCCCAACCTGAGTGGCAAAGTATAAACTGCGCCGAATTTATAGCTTATAGAATGGAAGCCATAAAGCAAATAGGTGAAATGGAAAAGCCTAGAGTCGTGCCTGAATGGTCTGATGAAGAAAGGCCGGTAGAGATGCACTGGCCTTGGGACTATGAATGTAAGCCCGTTGAGGAAGAGATAGGGTACAAACCATCCATGAGAAAAATGAGATCGTGGATGAAGATAAGGAAGTCAGATGAGGTATTATGGAACTATTACCTTACAAAAGGTAGAGGTATCGAGCCTAAGATGTGGCATGATGATTATCAGAGATTCTATAGTGGCGAGGAACTTGACTGGTACAGTGATCTTCCGGGGTATGATAGTGGTGGCGTTTATATGAATGATGGTGTATACGCCTACCCTAGTTCTTCAGAACTTGTATGGGAAAACATTAGAAGTGGGTTCAGTGAGGAACAATGTTTGAGTGATGTATGCAATATATGATACAATGGTAATGCAGTTAAACAACATGAGGAAAGTAAGATGGCTATGGAATTAGATGACAACACAATCGTAATGTTTCCCAACGGTAAGAAGACCGAGGGAGATAACCAGCCCAACTACAAGGGCGAGGGTATGTACAAAGGAGTAGCGTTCGAGGTAGGCGTATGGAAAAACGTGTCAAAAGCTGGCAAGCCGTATATGAAAGGTCAGTTGCAGGCTCCATATGATGGCGGTAGTGCAGGAGCATCGGACTATCCCGCGAGGGACACCGTGTCTGATGACGTACCGTTTTGAAGTATTCGATTGAATACTTTGATGGGGACTCTGTAGATCTTGAGTTCAGCGAGGGGCGGCATACTTACCGAGTTGGTGGTGAGTATGTCCCCAGCGTCACCACTATCTTAGGCGTGATCAACAAGCCTGCTCTGATGCCGTGGGCGGCAAAGGAGGGGGCTCGTTGGTTCATGGACAACACATCCATGGTGCCCGAACAGGAGGACAGGGATGCACATCCTGTGTTTGCTGATGGGGTTACGCTAGATGATATGTACAATGGTATACGCGGTGCGTTCCGAGCCACATCGAAAGAGGCTAGGGACGTTGGTACTAGGGTGCATCAGTGGTGCGAGGAAGCTATCAACTGGAAGCTGGGCAACGGCGAGGAGCCGACCATGCCGACAGATGAACGAGCTGTCTCAGCGATCGATGGTTTTCGTGATTGGATTGCTCAGAATAATATTGAGTGGGTATCGTCAGAGGAAAGAATCTACAACAGACAGTATAACTACGCCGGCACAGTGGATGCCGTGGCGTACGTTAATGATGAGTTCTGCGTGATAGATTTCAAAACCTCGACCGGTATATGGGACGAGTATTTCCTACAGGTGGCTGCCTACGCAGAGGCTGTGGCTCAGGTGCATGGTGATGCCATAGAGTCTGCCTGGATTCTGAGGTTCGATAAGAAAACGGGTGAGTTCGAGGCCGGTAAGTCTGAAGATATTAATGCAGACTTTCGGGCGTTTCTGGGTGCGCAACAACTCCATGGGAGATTGCGTCAACTAAAAAACAAGAGGTGAGTTATGGCAGGCAGTAAAAGAGTTCGATGTGTAGAGACTAACAGGGTGTTCCCCTCGCTATCTCTAGCTGGTATATGGGCAGGGATGAAAGCGGACAAAGCCTCGCGTCCACCGGGACAGAGTGGTGGTAGCTTAGTTGGATCTCACATAGGTCAGGCAGCAGCTGGCAAGGAGCCTACCTGTGGCGGCTACCACTGGGAGTTTGTAGACAAGAAGGATCTAGCGCCACGAGCTGTGGCTAATGATTGGAGCGTGTACACTCCGCCCCGGATAAAGTCTAGCGACCCGGTTTACAGCTCAGGTCGTAGCAGGGTAGGGAGCGACCACCTGCGTAGGTGGGTTGTGATGTCCAAAGAAGTGGACGGTATGGTGCAGTGTTGCATAGACGAGAAGTGGTACCCCACCATGGTGGTGCAGGTAGCTCACATCAGGCCGTTTGCTGTCTGCGCTGATGAGGATAAGTATCACAGGGACAGTAGCTTGCCAATGAGTATGGCAATGCACAAGCTCTATGATTTCTTTAAGTTTCTTATTCTACCGGGAGGAACCATCAAGGTTCTGGACAGGAATTGTTGGGATGAGTTAACTAAACTCGACGGTAAAAAGGTGCTTGGTTGGAGGGAGGAAAATGCAAGATTCTGCCGAACCGATCGTGCGCCTGTCACCAGAGCTGCTTGAGGAACAGCAACAGCAGCACCGACGCCTGTGTTTTGCTAGACACTGCTGGCGGCTGCGACATCAGTTAGCGCCGTCTGGTCGAACATGGGCCGAGGTGTTTGCTCGGAACGAGGGTCTGACTCTCGATGAATATGCGCGGTTAAAAAAGAAAGAGAAGTAACACAGCCGGTAGGGAAGCAAGTGATTGCATACCCTATCGGCTTTTCTTTTTTCTTGTGTTCTTCAAGGGCGTCTTCAAAATCTAGGGTTGTGGCAATCTTTATTACCGCGTGGTCCTGATACTCTAGCCATCCCACCGTGTAAAAGGTAGGCAGCTCACAGTCTTCCGCAACCACCCAGCCATCGTCGGATATAATATCCTGCCACTCTACAATGACTAACGCTTTTGCTTTTGCTTTCTCTCCAATGGTCCGGGCAATATCCACCCCAGCACCATCGGTGCGACCACTACCAATATCAGTAACCATCCACCCATCTCCACTAGAGAGCCCAGCAGGCTCCAAAAATTATCAGGTGCGCAGTTAGTCATGTCCTGCCCCGTCCGCGAACCGCCAATCGAGGTCGCCTCCGTCACCACATCGGCTACAAAGGCAGTTGTCGTGGCTCCCAGTATCGGTGCAGCAGCACCCCCCGACAAGACAGTCCCCACAGTTGCACCCGCCCCGGCTGCTAGGCCGACTACCCCCGCTTTCTTTAGTGTCGTGCATCCTACTGTACAGG